TTATTCTTAAATATTCAATAGCAATAGATAAGAATGCTAAATTTAACGTTCAACGAGTTTGGGAAGGAAGATGAAAATACAAAGTCAGAGATCCTATCACTCGTAAATGCAAATTTTAAAAATAGAATTAATTGTGCTTTCGAGCACTCATATCACATAAATGATGAAAATGCTGAACAACTGCAGGGATTATTCCCACACAGATATGTGATACAGAAAAGAACCGGTACACTTAAAGAAAGTTCGCATCCTATACTTGCTATTTTGAACGAGTATAGTAATTATGATGCAAGTTTAAACATTACACGATATAGAAATAAAGGTTATAAAGTAATGACAATCGGAGATTCAGTTGATAGGAAACTAAAAGCTGACCACAATTGTATGCTGATTGAAAATGCAAGAGATTGCTATCGTGTAACATCCACTAACAGTAGTGCTGGTTATAAGAATTATGCAACTGGTCGAAAAGACCGCATAATAGAATGTGTTAGTGGAAGTCAAAATTGTGACTTTAAAGCGGAGATTGCAATAGCTGTTCATTCTCTATATGATGTAACACCACAACAAATTACAGATATATTTAATCGTCACAATATTACTCAAATGATTGCTTACCTACATTTCCCCTTATATCTATATGATACTGCGTTGGAAAAACATGACATCGGAGGTTTTAATTGTGTTCCTCTTAAAGGCGGTAAGTTATTATTTGCTATGAAGGACTTTTCTAGTCCATACATTCATAGTTTTGACAATTGGAAAAGTTGGGCCACATTATCAAAAATCAGTAATGATGTATTTGAAATCAACATCGAACATGTTAGAACTCATGGCCCTCTACATGTATTAAATCTTGTCAGAACTAAGAAAACGTCGGATATTATGCCTATATACGTACCATTATCAACATTAACTAATTCATCCTATTTGGTACCAAACATCTATCATGCTTTTAAAAACAATTATAATTATAGGCAATGGGAAACACAACATTTTGTAGTACCTAATTATTTTGTAGAAGGTGTACTTGATTACGCCAATCGAACAAAGGATGAATCATACCAATTCTGTGAGGTTTGTACTTACGCAACAGGATTGAGGACACAAATTGTTATTGGAAATAGAGTTTACAGGAAAAAATGGGAAGTGAACCAAAATGAATATAAGATGATTGTTTTGTCTTTATTTATTATTGGCGCCATTAGCAGAACAGAAAGGACTAAAATAATTTCAGCTAGCTTTGCTGAGATGAAACATTTAAACTCTATGGGATTCTTTGGTGATATTTGGCATTCATTTACAGCTTGGCTAGGTAGAGTTTTATCTGCAGAAAAGACTGTCAGTGCTAATGCTATGGGTGAATTTGTGAATAATTTTAAAGTTGTTCAATTTTCAGACCAATTTTACACTAAGGAAGTTTATTGCACTATATCAGATAAAAGACCAATAACCCCTTTAAGTGACATTGAACTCAGTAACCCTTTACAAGATTTGGATGATTTTGATAAGGGTAAAGAGGATAAAAACAAAAGTACTAAAACATCCAAACACATCAATAACAAAAATGTTATGAACAACAACATTAAATCACCACTTACAGTTGTGCAACCAAGTGCTCCACTAATGCCGGTTGCAGCGTCTGCTCCACCCCTACCTAATGCTGTACCATTACAACAAGCGAGGTGGGTTGATGAAGGAAAAGGAAATGAATTTGATATTGAAACATTAGATTCTGATGAAGAAAGTGTTGCTGATTTTGATTGTTATGATGATGATGCTGTTGCTTGTGTAAATGATATCGTTGACTCAGTTGTCAATGGGAAAGAGGTAAAAGTTAAAATTGCTCAAAGTATGCTTCAAAACAATGGTAAATTAATAAGTTTAACAACACTTGATAATGAAAATTTATCATTCGGTGATTTCACAGCTGATGAACTGGACAAAATTGTAAATAAAATAAAAGGTAATGTTCAGGTTAATAGCAGTATTAATTCTGAATATGAACCATTCGTTGATCCTCAGTCAACTGCAACATCCAAATTTTGTTTACATTGGTATTGTGAAGATGGCGAACGATGTATTTGGACTCCCGAATTAGAAAAGGCATTATCTATACCTGAGAGCATATTAAAGAACGTCCCAAGAAGTTTTTTATCTGGACATTGTGCATTAGTTGCAATATGGAATTGTTTTCCAAAGAACTCTCGTCCTAAACAAAAAGATATATTGTTAAAGATGTATGAATTATTGCAATTTATTGTTTATCAAAGTAAAGATGTGAAAGGTATAATAACAGATAAGAATATAATTTCTTATATTTGTGAAGGAGATTGGGATAATGATTGCTCAGCAATAGCAATTGAACTTTTATCAAGATACTACGAGCTAAATGTGAATTTACACTCTGGACACGGAACAAAGGATTATAAAGTTTATAAATTTTATTGTGGACCAAATGACGCTAAAATTAACAACTTATATTTTAGTGGGAAACATTATTATCGTGCTGAAGATTTGCACGGTGGTGGTGTCGACAAATTTGAGCATTTAATACCTCAGATATTTTCTAATGATCATGCCAATAAAAATATTATTGAACTTAGTGCTGCTCCTGGTTACTTGATTAACAAATTACTCGATTACTATGAAAATCAAGATATCGAAGTAAAAGCTCATGTCGGTGTATACACTGGCCCTGGTGCAGCTAAATGGACTCAACAAAAAGTAGGATCAGTGGAACATTACGCTGATAATTTCAACTATATTTTCAAAGATACAAAATTTTCTTTGATAATTAGTGATGCTGGTCGTGGTATCAATTCGGAAGCATTAACAAAACAGGCTGTGAAATATTGTGAAAAACATTTAAATGTTGGTGGATCAGTATGTATTAAAACTTTTGGTGACCCTCATGAGGTCTACGAATTCGCCACATATTTTTATAGTGCTAGTTTTGTTGGAGGAAAAGAAGAGTCTACGGAGAGATATTTTATTGGACATGGTTATAAGACTATGAAAGTGAAAAGTGAAGTAAATGGGAAAATTGAAATTAAAAATAAATCAGTAAACACAAAATTCAGAACATTTGAAGAAGTTTACGATGGATTTCATAGATCTTATACAAAACATGTTTTGCAAGCAAGTAGTAAACATGTTGATGCTCTTTGTCAAAGTTATTTTAAAGGTCCATTTGACAGATTTAAACCAACTGGAAAGAACAAAAGTGATAAACTAACTGTCACTTGTTATACTGGTTTTGCAAGCAGCAGCAAAACCACTAATTTGGTAAAGCAATATCCAAAGGCTGTATTTATTGCACCAACAAAGGTCTTATCTTTAAAACATCAAAAGATGGGAGTCAGATCATTTACACCTCACACAATTTTTGATGCAGAAATCAGTAATGATGTCCCAATTATTATTGATGAATTGTCACAGTTTTGTGTAGAATATGTGTTTCTTCTTAATAGGAAATTTCCTGATAATGAGATTGTTTTAACTGGTGATGTCAATCAAACCAATTTTGTTAATTACTCAGATAAATTAAAGTATACAACTTTTATAGAACAAGGAATAAGTAATAACATTATTGATGTATATAAAATACCAAAGGACATTACGCATGGCTTAAATTTCAGGAATGATTGGCATATTAGAACACATTCGGAAGTGGATAAATCATTATATGTTATCAAAAATCTAAACTTTGATGATTTATTTAAATTGAGAGGAGGTAAATTTGATAAAAAGACTGTTAAAGTTATTTGTTATAATAGTGCAACACAAAAGACTTTGGAATCGAAAGGTTATGATGCATCAACAATTACTACATATACAGGATCAAGAACAGAGAATGTAATTTTATATGTTGATGCTGCTGCAATTGAATCTCAATACTTGAATAAACCATCTGTCACTTACACTGCATTAACTAGAGCGACAACAAGAATGTTTTTATACGGAGAGACTGAATCATTGGTTAAATATTATAATTTTAGTGCAACCATCATAAGCACTTTGGAAGATTTTAACAAGATATATTTTCATGATGAAACATTTGTTAGAGATAAAGTGGAAATTCCTTTAACACAAAGTGTTGGATTAGCGAAAGACAATTCTGTTACATTAGATATGGCTGAATCAATTGTAGATCAGATTGTAAAACCAGCAAATCCTAATTTTGGTAATTTTAGATTAGCAACCAATTGCAATATTGGTGAAGTTAAAGGCGCAATTTTAGTAACAAATGAAAATGCCATCACAAATTTTCCAAAAGATGAAAAGGTAGTAAATGTATCGAAAAGAATTTGTAATGTTTTAAATCAATTGTCAGATAATAGTGTTCAAACTATTAAAACTTTAGTTAAGAGATACGGAAAGAAATACAAATCCAACAGTAAAAGAGATTGTCAATTCACTCATTCATGTCTGATTAAAGGCATGAGTAAAGCTCTTTATGGCAACGACCATTCTGTCCATAAATTGAAGAGGGATTTGAAAGTTGAAGAAAAAGAATTATTAGGGAATGCTTATGCTTATACTGAATCATTAAGTGAAAAACTTGGGGAATCATATATAAGTTTTAATGAATTACAGGAAATGTTTGAATTGGATAAAGACGGGCAACTAAAATTCTTTAATAAAAGACAAACGAAATGGAAACCTGAAGATGGATTTGATACTAGTGATAAAGTTGGTCAAGGTGTGGCTGGTTTTGGCAAGAAAGTGAACATCTTATTTAGTGCGTATGCCAGAACCTTATTGGATAAAGTTAAGCACATACTTAAAGAAAACAATAGGAATATATTGTTAGCTACTCATAATAGTGAGGCAGGTATTAATGATGAATTTATATCATTAATGCAAAATACAAAAGAAACAAATTTTACATGTAACGATTTTAGTGAATGGGATTCATCTTTCCGAAAACCGTTTGCTATGTTAACTAAAACTTTATGCAGTTACATGGGAATGCCTGATTATATGAATGAGTGGTTTTATCAAAACAGAGGGAGCTGGTCAATGATTTATAGGAATATATTTGGAAAGACAACATTGTTCGGCACTGAAAAACAATTTTCTGGAAATCCTTTTACTATTTGTGAAAATACAATTGGTAATATGGCATTATGTTTTTCTATCTTTGTTTATTTATGTATGCAGTTCGCTATGTTTAAGGGCGATGATTCGGTAGTGTCATGCGATAAGATGGAAATGTTACCTGAAGCTTTGAAAATTCTAAAATACACGGAACATGGATTAAAGTTACATAATTCACCAATTGGTGAATTTGCTGGATGGTTTTTGACTCGAGAAGGTTTATTTCCTGATGTAATTAGATATACTAGCAAGTTTATATCCAAAAATTATAGAGATGAGAAACATTTTGAAGAAGCATTACAATCATTGCAAGAAAGATGTTCTGCCGTCAAAAGTCAGTCGCAACTTCAATCTGGTTGTGCAATAGCGGCAAAATATTATAGTGAAATGACAAGAAATCAAATAACACCTGAACAAGTAAACATTTTATTTCAATTTTTAAAAAATAGTCGTAACATTAATTTTAAAGATTTGGAGATGGTTAAGAAATCTTTATTAATCGTCGAACAATAATAGCCTCTTCTACCTACAGCTATTTAATCATATTAATGTTTAGATTATTTATTATATTATTTAATTTATTTTATATTAAATTTAAAACAATATTACTAATTATTTTATTTAATAGTTTTATACCCATAGAAATTACTTTTTAAAATTTTAATAGATCATTTAATTTGTTATTTATTATTATATATATTATATATTTCTTTTATTTATATATTTATTTAAATGGAATCAACAGGATCATCTAATCCAATTGAAGCTGACATGTTCAGCTCTCTACATACAGACAATGAGGTGCAAACAACTACATCATACAGACATAATCCACAGGAAGCTGTTATAAGGAAAACTTTACATCCACCTTCAGCAGTGCCAGAATTTTGTGGTATTCCCACAAATGATGCACGATCACAAGTTAACATCGAATGGAGAAATATGGAGATTATGCAAACACCTCGCCTTGTAGATTCAAAATCAAATGTTGTGTTTGAATTAGAAGCTATAGATTTGAAAACTTTTGATTATGCATTTTTAATACCTAATGGTGCAAGAGTCAAAAGTATTGGATTTGTTTATAATGCACAACAAGGAGTTATGATGCAAGATTTAAACGGTGTAATGTTAGAACAACTATATAATTTTGAGAATTGGCCTAGAGATGTCAACTTATACAGACCAATTTATAAATCATCAACATTTTATTTGAATGCCACTGCATTTAATGATACTGGTATGGTTGTCGGTAATCAGTTCAACCCTAATATATTATTTTCCGGTACATTGGGTGATATGGTACATTCAAACCCAAAATTATTTTATTCTTATGTTAAATCTGCACACTCTAGATCATTAATTAAGATTCACCAAAGACCAACAAGAGAGATAGTAGAAGCATGGGAAACTATTCCACACTATCACAGAACAGAAGCATTAAGATTGTTAAGCGCAAACCCAACTGATGCAGTTGATTTGGATCCTAACACCAGTATTCAAATAATCAATTTAGGTCAATTGGCACCTTCCAATTTTAATGGAGTTTTCAATGTTCCAACAACATCTCAGATATTAGGAAACAGTTTAAGATCGTTAGGCTGTAAAGCAAAAGAAGGAATGTTTTCTGTGCAAAGATTGAACACCGTAGCACCAGCATGGTTGGCTGGCTCAAATACTCTTGGTAAAATTGTTGGTAACCCTCAACCAGGTTTATATCAATGTTGGGTTGCCCAATTAGTTAATGGTGAATACATTTTGGAAAGTTATAGTGAAAATGCACCAGTTGGTACTGAATCGACTAAATTGAATGTGTTATATGACACTCTTTGGTCTAAAGACATGACATGGTCTTGGGTTCGATTCTCGGGACTATCGTTGAATAGTCAAACATCAGTAAGTACACAATTGGTGATCAAGAAGACATATTGCGGTTATGAAGTGCAACCTTGTTATGCAAGCGCATGGGCAGGAATGATGAAGTTGGGTCCGAAACCTGACTTAAAAACTATGCAAGCTATGATGGACGCTTTTTATGAATTGAAAGATGTAATGCCTGCCAGATACAATTTTTGGGGCTCCCTCGGAACTATGGCTGCAGAAGGGATCAAAACCTTTGGAGCAAGCATACTTTCGGGATTGGCTTCGAAAATATTCAATGGTGGTGGACAGAAAGGAGATAAAAAGAAGAATAAACCAAAACAACCTAAAGCTGGTAAATCTAATATCACAGTTCAGTTACCTGCACAACAACAACAAAACAATGGAGTCACAAAGAGTCAAAGAAGACAGATACAACAGATCGCTAAGAACTTTGCGAATACAGGACTCAACAATAAACATAACAATGGAGGAAACAAAGGAATGGCTAATGCTAATGTCAACAACAGAGGAAAAGGAGGAAAGCATAGAAATTATAGTTCTAAGGTCTTCACCAACACCAACACTACATTACCACCATCATTTTAATGATGATTTACTTGATTCCTATATTATTATATAATGTTCACGTTATTCACCCGGTTAGTGAACAATAAAGGGTTTTCCGGGTTTCCCTTTAAAATCATTTTATAAATTTTTATGATATTATTTTTATATTATTGTACATACTTATTATTAT